GTGCCGCCTTGTCGAACAGCGGCTCGATCACCTCGTCGCCGATCCCCTCGCTCAACAGCATCCGCTCTGCCTCTGCTGCTTCGACCACCGCCCAGACCGGCTTGACCTGCCCGAACAGCTTTAAGAATGCCTTCCCCTGCGCCCGGAATGCCTTTTTCATCGCCAGCTCCAGCGTGCGCTCGATGGGCTTCAAGATCCGCCGCTTCGACACCCGCCGCGACGCCTCCAAAAAATGGTCCAGCGCCCTGACCAGGTCGTTCGTTTCCACCGTGATCCTACTCATCGCCTCCCCCAAAATCAAACCCGAATTCACTTTGCGCCTTTGCGCCTTTGCGTGAGATCTTCGCCACCGCCTCCCGCAGCTCCCGCGCCGCCTCCACCATCGCCGCCTCGGCCTCCGTTGGTGCCACCTCCGGTCTGCTGGTCTCCCCCTCCTCCGGGTAAATAATGTCCAGCAAACTCTCCACCTCGTCCGCGCCCAGCGCCTGCAGCAGCATCCGGCTGACCGTGCGCTCGTCGATCGTCCCCGCCAGTTCCATCCCGGTCAGCGTCGCCGCCGCTACGATCGCATTCACGCTCGCCGCCACGTCATGCTCTAAGATCGGCGGGAACTCCACCCGGATCGTAGCGCTCGCCGGCTTGCTGCCCTTGCCCGCAATAGCCAGCTCGACCCGCGGCGTCCCGTCCTCCTCTGGGATGATCTCGCCAGCCAGCTTCCGCGCCTTCACCGCCTGCAGGATCACGTACTCCAAAATGTCCTTGAGCACGTCCCCCCACAGCGTCTGCCGGGAGCGGAATTTTAGTTCCGTTGGTCGATCCAGGCTCTTCGCCGTCGCCAGCGTGCCCACGCTCACATCCCCGTAGAAACTCTCCGGCAGCCCCATCGTCGCCGCCACCATCAGCATCAAGCGCCTGCCGTCCTCCGCCGAAACCGTCGCCCCACTCGTTTTAATCGGGTCCAGCCGCCGCTCCTCATCGCCGATGAAGATTGATCCGGTCGTTGGTGGTGGGTTCGTCTCGCCCGAGTTCGTCGAGATTGTCGTGCTCATTTTTGCCTTCGCCGCTGCGATCCCGCGTTTCCCGCCCTTCGTGGTGAGCTGCCAGGCGAACCGGCTGTATGCTCGCGTCAGCGTCGCCCAGTCCTCCAAAAACGCCGTGTAAGCCTTCGCCCAGTCCAGGGCGGCGTACACCTCCGGCACCCCGAAGCGCATATCCGGCAGCCCACCCACCTTCACATGATGCACCGGGCTGTCCCACCTCACCGGCGCCTCGCCGATGAGATCCGGCTTAGCAACCGGCGCATAATGCCAGTCCGGGTAATACGCCATCTTTTGCACCTTGACCATCGCCCCATTTGCCATGTCGAAGCGGTTTTCCTGCCAGGTCCGCTTGTAATACCACGGCTCTTTGGCATCCTCCGGGTTACAGATGATATCCTCGATCTCGCTCACCGGGATCGAGCGCACCTGCACCCGCCCGCTGGCCGGGTTGCTGAAAAATACGAAAAATAAATTGCCCGCGATCGATAATTCCACTTCCTTCCCCAACTGCGCCTGCTGTCGGGTCAGTTCCGCCTTGTTTTTCTCGTCATTGATAAATGCCTGGATCACCCGGTCGACCTCAGCATCCTCCGCCTTGATCGTGATCCCCTGCCCGAAGACGTAATCCGCCTGCACGTTCACCGATCTCTTGATCAGCGGGTTCTTCAAATAGAAAATCCTTGCCATCTCGCAGATCGTCCGCAGCCCCTCCCGGCTGAACTCCTGCTCCGCCTGCCCGCTCATCTGCATCCAGCCCACGTCCTCCAACGTCAGCTCCAGCGCCGCGATCCGCTCGACCAGCAGCTCGATAGTGCCCTCATATGCGTATTGGCTGTTACCCTCCTGCAGCCGGGTTCGCTGCAATTTTTCAGGGATCATCAAGCCAGAATTGGTTTCCGTGTAATTGCTCAATTAAAACTCCGAAATGTTAACCCGTTCGTCATAGATAACCACCTCGTCCGCTGATTCCCCAACGATCAGCTCGTACAGCTCTATCAATTTGCTGTAGCCCCAGCTCGACCAGTCCTCTTGGTCGTCGTATTTCCCCTTCGGGAATGCCACGTGCTCCTCGATGTACGCCTCGTTCCAGCCGCCCCGAACCAATCGCACCCCGCCCCCCTGCAGCGCACTCGACCACGGTCCCGCCCGCACTTCCTTGCTGCCCGAAACCGTCTCGAACAATGCCGTAAATTTCAACTTCGCCAGCATCCGGTTCGTCGCCATCGCGCTGTCCAATCCTGCACTGCCCGGGTCCTGCTGGTGCCACACCGCCCAGATCGGGCGCCGCTGCCGGTCCGCCTTCATCGAGCTCGTCATCAGCTCGTCCCGCTGGTGCGGCGTCCCTTGCCTCCGGACTGCGTTTTCCACGTACACCAGCTCATCCCGCGTCAGGCTCATCACCCCGCCCGCTGCATAATCGCCTGTCCCGGACTGCGACCCGGCTTTATCCCAGAACCACATCCGCAGCACCAATTCGTCCATGCTCGGTGGAGCGTCCACGACCGTGAACCAATCTCGCCGGAACATATTCCCCTCCCGGTTGTACGGCGTCTGCTGGTAAAGCGCCTGGTAGTCATATTCGCCCACGTTGACTCTGATCCGCTCCAGGTCCTCGGTGTCGTATTTCTCCGGCCACAGTGCCTCGCCTGATTCCCTGCCCAGCGGGTCCACTTCCTGAACCCACACCCCCTCCAACAATTTCTCCCGCCGGTATTCTTGCAGCGTCTTTTCCTCTGCGACCTGCGGTGTCTCCCACACTGCCGGTAAGCACAGCACAGTCCACCAGTCCGCCTTCGGATTTTTCGCCATCTCCTTTAACAGCCGCCCAGCCCAATCGTCGCCGTGCCAGTGGGTCAGCATCCCCACCACCGCCGCACCGTCTTCCAGTCGGGTGTACGCCGTTGACGTCCACCACTCCCACACCGAATCTCGCCGGTCCTGGCTTTCCGCCTCTTCCCGGTTTTTGAATGGGTCATCGATGATCATCAAATCCGCCCCGGATCCGGTGATCCCGCCGCCCACGCCTGCTGCCATCACCCCGCCTCGATGCGGTTCAGCCAGATCCCACGCCTTCACGCTCCGGCTGTCCTCTGCCAGCTCCACCGGCGAATCTGTGTTCGCCAGCTCACCGAACAGCGCCTGGTATCGGTCGGACAGCACGATCTCGCGTGCCTGGCGGCTGAACTTCGTTGCCAGGTCGCTCCCGTAACTCACAATGATCACCCGCTTGTCCGGGTTTTTCCCCAATACCCAGGGCGGGAAATGGATCGATGCCTCCTGACTCTTCCCGTGCCGAGGTGGCTCCATGATCAGCAGCCTGCCGATCCCCTCTTTCCCCTTCGTCCGGATGAACAATTCAACCTGCTCCAGGTACTCCCCCACCAGCCGGTGATGCGCCGCCGCATGGTAATACGCTGCGATGAACTCCGAAAAATCGACCAGGTGCCGCCTCGCCAGCTCCCGCTGCGCCAGCACCTGCCTGGCTTCCGTCTGCCGGATCCTACTCGTCGCCATCGGCATCCTCACTCCCCTCTTCATTCAATGGAGACTCGTCGCCATCGGCATCCTCACTCCCCTCTTCATTCAATGGAGACTCGTCGCCATCGGCATCCTCACTCCCCTCTCCATTCAATGGAGACTCGTCGCCATCGGCATCCTCACTCCCCTCTCCATTCAATGGAGAGGGGTTGGGGGTGAGGCTGGGATCTTCCTCTCCCGCCCACCTGCGCAGCTCCGCGTCCGATTTCTCGTGGATATCGTCCGCCTTCCCCGATCCGCTCAATTCCAATTTCGATTTTGGCGTGTAATCTCCCGTCATTTCGAAAAATAATCTCCGGTCATGGTAGCCCTTGTAATCACCGCTCGCCGAGCTGACCAGCGCCTCCATCACGTCCCTGCGGTGCTCCCACAGCGATTCGGTCTGGATCATCGACACAACCGTGTCCAGCGACGGGTATTTTTTCCGCCAGGTGTAGATCACCCGCGGCGATTTCAATCCCAGGCATTCCGTCGCCAGGTCCGCCAGCGTCTCTGGTTTGCGCATCGTCTTCGGCGAGCTTGCCCAGGCGATATATGCTGCCACTCGCCACGGCCAGCCTTTATCTTGCAGCGCCTTATACTGAGCGAACCACTCCGGCAGCACAGTGCCTTCGAAGACCTGCTTGGCTGCCTGGCTGATCTGCCTGCTCTCCTCGAATGAAATGGAACGAACCTGGGCATCATCGTTTACCTCGTCCAGGTCCAGGTCGAATTCGAGCTGGCTTTCGTCCCATTTATGGATCGTCATGTTGCGTTTCTCCGCTTAGCGATCGGTCGCGTCCGCTCTTCCATCTGGCTGATCGCCTGCAGCATCCGCGTATCGTGCTCCTGGTGATCCTCCCGAAACGACCGGATCTCGCTGATCAGCTCCTGCATGATCGTCCGGTCATCGCTGCGCCGCTCCCCCCACGCCCGCTGCTGGTTCTCCAGCATCTCTCCGAACGCTCTTCGCTGCCTGGTCAGTTCGGACTCGTGAGCCGTCCGTTGTTCGGCGTAAAATGTTTGCCAGCTTTTATCCCTGCGCTCGTTATAGAACACGAACAGCCCAACCAGCACCAGCGCCACCAAAATAATAATTGCCACCAATGGGAATTGCTCCCAGATCGATGTGGGCGGTAATGGTGCATCCATCACTGTTTCGCTGACTCGCCGACGTTGTTATGAATGACAAACTTACTTGCCAGATCATGCACATAATTCGAGCCCCTGCCAATCGCCAGCCCGCTCAACAGCATGCCCACCCAACTGATCTGGATCGGCAGCTCCACCGCCATCGTCGCCTGCACCTGCTGCCCCATTAGCCAGACCAGGTCGATCCGGTAGAAAAATGCCAGCCCAATCCCCGGCGCCAGCGGCACGTACACCAACAGCCACTGCAGCGGCTTCAGCTTCGGCACGTTATCCAGCAGTTGCCCGAATAAATACTCGACCATGCTCTCCACCACGAATGCCAACAAAAACGCCAATCCTGTCCATGCCAAAACGAGCATAATGCCTCCCTCCCCTGTTGGGGAAATAAGAAAACCCGGCGACTAATTGTCGCCGGGCGCTCACCTCCGGACTTCAGCCCAGCCGGTTCTGCCGGGCTTGCCTCACATTCCCCTATTTTTTAACATAAATCGGAATCAATGTCAAGAGTCAATCGT